GCCTACAGCGAATACATCGCCAAGCAGGTGCCACTATCGTGAGCAAAGATCCTAAGAGTCCTGCTCGATTCCCGGCTGCGTACGCTGCCATCAAGAGAGCGGAGGAGGACATCAAGAGAGCGGAGGAGGCATTTGGTGATGCGCCTCCGACCGAGCGTGAAATTGTCGCTTACACGCTCGGTGTGCTAAAAGCATTCAAGGCAATATTCTCACCGTGAACTGGCTCGAACGATCCCGCCTGCTCCTGCAACGGCTCCCGATCAAATTGCTCAACAGCAATAAGATGGTGCCGTTCCGGTACAACCCCAACCAGGAACGCCGCTTCGCGATGATTAACGAGCAATGGAAGCGCGAAGGGAAGATCCGCGTCATCGATTTGAAATCGCGCCGCATGGGCATCTCCGCGCAGACCGACGCGATGCTCTGGACCTTGAGCCTCGGGTTCCCCAACATAACCAGTCAAATCGTTTGCCACTTGGCTAAGTCTGCGGAAGATTTGTTCCGCGTGGTTTCCGATCTCTCGACCGCGTTCCCATCCTTCGCGGCCAAGGACATCCTTACCAAACGCATCAACTTCCCTCATCGAGAAGGGCGAAGCGTCATCACCCTGGCGACTGCGGGAACGCCGGCAGCCGGCCGCGGCGGAACTCTCACGGCGCTACACCTCAGCGAAGCCGCCTACTACCCGCAGGATGATTCCTTCACCTCTATGATTTCTTCGGTCAGCAAAGGCCCGGGAAGCATCATCGTGATCGAATCGACAGCGAACGGTCGCGAGGGGCTAGGAGAAGCGTTCTTCGAATACTGGACCAACGCCAACGAGGGTAGAGGCGGATTCATCCCTATTTTCCTGTGCTGGCTAACGGACCCGCTGTGCGTGCGTCCCGAGGAAGAAGCCGAAGACGCGCCTGCGGACGATCTCGAGAAAGAACTCATGGGTCCGAAGTTCAACGCCACTCGTGAGCAGATCGCTTGGATGCGGCTCACCAAAGCCGATGATTGCCGCAACGTCGAAACCAAATGGCTGACCGACTACCCGCACTGTCCTGAAGTCGCGTTCCAACTCAGCGGAGAACCTGCCTTTGGTCGTGCCGAGGTGAGTTACGCGCAAACAACCATTCGCCCGCCAATTGCTCAAGGAAGATTTATCTTAGACGGTCCACGCAAGGGAAGGTTTATCGAGTCCAGGGATGGCGAAGTCCTGATCTGGAAGCTTCCCTACGACGACAAAGGCAAGTCGGACGGACACACGTATTACGTCGGCGCAGACTCCGCAGCGGGAACTCTGGGAGGAGACTTCGCCGCGTATTGCGTTCTCTGCGGACAGACCGGAGAACTAGTAGCGCGCTTCGCAGAGATCATCCCTCCCGAGCGCTTCGCGGCAGAACTCAACGCCGTGGGGCATTTCTATAACCGGGCATCGGTGAATCCAGAAATTACCGGCGGGTTGGGGCGCACCGCCCTGGTGCAACTCCGCGACACACACCGCTATCCGAATATCACCATGTGGAAGGGGCGCGACGATAGAAAGCGGGGAAAGAATAGATCGAACGCTCTCGGCTTCGAAATGACCCAGGCCACCCGTCGGATGATTATCGACGCGGCGCGCCTGGGCTTACGCTTGGCGATGGAAGATAAAATCGGCGGTCTGGTCGTGAACGACAAAGCATTGATGACCCAGATCGATCTTTGCACCCTGAAGACTTGGCGCTGGGAAGTCGAGCGGGATCACGACGACATCCTGGTAGCGTGGATGATTGCCTGCTTGACCAGAGAGCAATACCCTCCGGCAAGAATGAGTTTTGCGCCGAAGAACGTGATGGAAGAACAGGACCCCAGGCGGCAAATCGAAGGCATAAAACTTGGTCCGAGCGAATTGGACTTGATGTTTCTCAAAGAAATGCGGAGAATCCGTGCCGCGGCTGGCCTGCGAGCGGACATGCGTGGAATTGGCCGAAGACACATCAATCGACTGGCGGGAATATGAGTGCGTACCATCGAGCCGAACTCAGCGTCGAAGCGTATCTTGTGAGAATCCTCGCGGCAATGTGCCGCCAATCGGGCGGCGAACTCCGGGTAAAGGGCGAGCTTATCGACATGATCGGTGAAGGAACCGTCCTGGAAAAATCCTGGGATTCACAAAGGCAAGAGTTGGTTCTGAAAGCGTCGATGGGGATGTTCACCGAGGTCTTCCGCGTCATTCCCGAGAAACAGACTCCCAGATCGCAGCCGCAAGTCGTGGACCCAATTGCCCGGACGCCCGTGGAGCAATCCAGGCCGGTGAATGGACAGACCGAAGAATTTCTCCCGCATCGCTCGCCGCTTGACGACGAGAGTATCCTAGAATTAGAACATAAGCGCGACGTAGCGAGAGCAGCGGCGACCATCCGCAACGAACTCCTGAGACGCAAAAAAGAACGCGAAGCAGCAAAAGAAAGGACGATCTAAAGATGACACCACCGAAAGCTCCCCCGGCTCCTCCGAACGCCAGTGAGATACACCTCCGCGTACCGACTCCGGCTGAACAGTTGGCTAGGTTGCCGCAGCCGGGTACTCCTCCATCGGCGCCACTCACTTCCGGTCCGACTGCTAGCCACAACCTGCCGCCTGCTCCGGCAAAACCCGGACACAGCAAACTCATCGACATCGCTTCAAAGATAGAGCGCATCGCTACGTTGGTGCCCACGCCGAATGTCACCGACTCCCAACTCCACGGCCAGCAGTTGAATGCCCTGGCCGCAGAAATCCGCGTGATTGCCAATGGCTGAAAACGAAGAGGCCAAATTCGCGCAACTGGAGGTCGATCAACTGGTGCTCACGCGCGACCGGATGACGGGCGCCGTGGCGATCACTGGCAACGTCGCGGACATCGATATGACCCTCGACATGCTCTCTCGCGCGACGCGTTACTTCGATGTGCAGTACCGCATCGGCGCTTCGATCCAGGCGCAAGAGCAGATCAATGAGCGCAAGAAAGAATTTGAGCGCGTCCAGCGACTTCTCGGAAAGATGTGAAAAAGAAACACACCATCACCGAAGAAGAACGCCGCGCGGCGGCGGAACAGCAGGCGGCGCACAAGCGTGCCCAAGAGATGAAGGCACGCGAGAACGCCGAGCAACACAAGATCGAAATGGCGAAAAACTACTATGACAACACCTGGACGCAATTCGCCAAGGACTCGAAGAAAAGTAAATCACTCGCGTACGCCAATCTGAAGGACAACCTAGCAGACGGAGCGAGCTTTCTGGTGCCGCATTTGATGACCGCAAAAGAGCACATGGCCATGATTGCCGACGCCGACACACACATCAAAAGCGACGGCGGGCAAGCGCAGGAAGATCCGCGAAGTCTCATGGCGTCCTGGCTGCGCGGAGAAATTGAACTTTCCCGCATCCCACTGGAGAAGGCGGTGGTCCAATGACGCTCCGGCGAGCATTGAAGAGACTGCGACTCAAGCCGGGTGACGTCATCATCTGTCGCGACTGGCACCTGATGGACCAGTTGGAAGATCTCCGAATTCCCGGTCTGGATTTTTCGATACCCATTCTCTATGCGCCGGACAAAAACTCAATCTCTCGGATGCCTCGGGAAGAGCTACTGAAGCAGATCAATGCCTGACTGGAATCCACCAGCGCCGAACTGCGAAAAGTGCGGCCAACCGATGCAGGAGAATAAACCTGTCGGCACTTCGACGTTCCGACAATTTCTTTGCTCTTGCCAAGTTGGCACGCATGGTGGCATCGTTCGTTACGTGAACCTGCACAAAGGGCAAAAAGGCCGAGGCGAATAAATGGGGACAATGATCTCGTATTCGCCGTATTTGATCGGCACCGAGAAAAAGAGCAATACCGGTCCGACTCCCGCCGAGCGCAAAATCTCCGCCCAGATCGATACCCTGCAAAGAATGGCCAAGCGCGAGAAGTCTTTACGCTGGGGAGAAAATTGGGTTGGGGAGATGACCGACTTCCACAACCTAAACTATTTTCCCTCGGTTGCAGCGCCTTCCTACCGTCCCCGCGTCATTCTTCCCGAACTGCAATTCTTATTGATGAGTGAAGCTACAGAACTCACCAACGATTCTCCGAAAGTCTACATTTCCGTGAACGGGAAGCGCGACGAGCAGCGAGAGAAGGCATTCGCGGCGCAGTGGAAGCTCGGCAAATTCAACAATCGGATTTTCGACGCGGTGCTGTGGTCACAGTATTGCAATCCGGGATGTTTGCAAGCGGGCTTCGATCCGCTCGCGCGCAGCGGTAAGGGGATGGTCTGGTTGCGGGCGCGCGACCCGGACTCTTTCGATCCCGACCCACACGCCACCAACGATTACGATTGGTGCTTCGTTGTCGCCGAAGACTTCTTCTACGTCGATGACGTTCGCCGGATGTGGCCGGAGCAGGGCTGGCGCGTGAAAGTGGGTGCGGGCTATGACGACTACGAAGAGGATGAGACCACCGGTTCAGGATTCGATCTCTCTCTGGAACTTCCTCCTGGCCCTCTGCGTGTGGATGCGCCGGATGGTTTCGAACATCAGCGAAACGGTCCTCGTGTACGGGTGCGCTATCTGTGGGTCAAAGACTACGCTCGGGAGATTGTGCGTGAGATTGCTGGTGAGAAGACTGCGCAAGGAATCGAACTTTTAGTCCGGCCCGAGAAGAAATGGAAATATCCTTTCGGCCGCTTCGTCGTCGAGTGCCAAGGTATTGATCTGGCCGACGGCATCAACTGGGTTCCGAAACTCCCGCAAGATGATTTCGCAACATTCCCCTTCTGCGGCGTCTGGTCGCTGCCACACCTGAAGAGTTACTACGGACCTCCGCCGGTGCGCTACGGCAAGAGTGCGCAGGACATCGCCGAGCGGATGTACACGCAACTGATCGAGAACATGATCCGCTTGAACAACGGGCAAGCCTGGATTCCAGAAGAGTCGGGCATCGACATCGACGCGTACGGTGGCCTTCCCGGCGAGGTGCAAGTCTACCGCGGAGACAAGCCACCTTCGATCACCTGGCCCGGTCAGATTCCGCAGCACATGACCCAGATCCCGGAAGTGTTGTTGCAGAAAGCCGCGCGCTATGTGGGCTGGAACCCGGAGCGGCAAGGGCAAGGGTCACAGGGCGGGAACATTTCTCCTGAATTATTCGATGCCGCTGTTTTCCAGTCGCAGAGTCTTTTGCGGATGAAAG